TCCAGCAAAGACACTAACAGACTTTGAAATTAAAGGTGTTCTTGGATTGGATGAATGTTGGGTTGGTGAAGATTGCAGTATCCCTAATATGATTGCGTTTGCTAGAGCAATACTAAGAAAGGCACAAGAAGAATGAACTACGCAGACTTTACTACTAGATATGTACGCTACACAAACACAGTTAAAACCGCATCAGAAGCGTTTAAAGATGCTGACTATGCTACCGCTATAACTAGACCAAGAGAAGCCAATTATGGCGGTTTTGGGGCTTTTGTATTTGCTTTAGCTATAGTGGCTATATTTGGCTATGGATTTTGGCTAACCATTAATCATTGATAAGGCTTCGGCTTTTTCGTTTGTTACACGATGAAGCCAGCCATCAATAAATTGGGGCTTATTTAAGCTGATGTAGTAATCGCCCCGTTGTTTTGAGTATTTTTCGATAAGTTCATTAATGTTTGAATTGGTAATTTGAGCAATAGTTCGAACGCCAATGATTCCATCTGGGATGCAACCAATGGATTGCTGGAGTAGCTTAACTGCTCTGCCTGGGCCAGCATTAACTCCCATTGAGAAACAGAGAAAATCCAATCCTTTGGGAAGTTGGTTAGCATAGGTGGACATCCAGTATTTAGCTTTATACATTGGCGCAACATCTTCTGGGGTTAAATCCTTCATGGTTTTGACTTCATGGCCAACCCATTCTTCCCATACCCGTTTTGTTACACCTAAATTAGTTTCCCCGCCTGGATCGCCAATCTTGTTACCATCTACCCAACCACCTTCGGATTTAAGAACTAGGCGCAGACACTCATCAAAGTTATTTTCCATTAACTATGCCTACTTGAGTTGAGAGCCATTCTTGTAAGCTACTTAATTGGGCTGTCGTTTCAGAACAGGATTCAGCAAGCCGATAGTAGGCGGGGCTTTCATCAGTTCCGCTGGCGGGATTGGAAAGGGTGGGCAATTTACCGCTACTGGAGTTGTGCAACCCGCCATAATAACTACGGATAGCAGATAGCTTAGTTTCGTACTCATTTGTAATGCTCCTATTGGCTATTTCTTGTTGTTTCTTGATTGATTCGTTTTCTGCTTGTTGCTTTTCGGAAACAATTTTAATCTCGTCTTTGAAGTTAGCAAAGCGTAAATGCTCCACATAAAAGCCAGCCCCAAAGCCCCCAAATAAAAGAGCAATATATATGTAAGTTTGGACACTTGAGCCGCCTATTAGATTTAGCCCATAGCTAAGTATATTTTTAAACATTATTGGGGTTCTGCGCCAGACATTTGTTTAGCGGCCACGGATGCCGCACCAGAGCCAGAAACAATGCCCAAAGCACCAGCAAGTTCTGTAAGGCTAATTTCGTGGCCAACATAGATTAAATAGATTGCCGCACCAGCAACCACAATAAAACCAAATAACCACGCCCAACGAGCAATATCGTGGGTTTGATTATCTTTTCCAGTAAGGATATGCGTAAATATTTCGTTCATTTTTGATTACCAGCTAATAAAGCCACTACCACAGCAATTAATTGCATTGTCCATTGACGGGTATCTCCCGTATCAAGACATGGAATCCAATCTAGTATGCAAAGCGATCCTATTGTTGCCGATATTGCCACTACATAAACTAAAAGCCAAATTAATACTTGCCTATAGTTTTTATTCATTTTGCGTGATAAAAACCAGCAATAAAACTAATCAATCCACTAATACCAGATACTATTGCCATGCCCATCCAGAAGCCCCCCTTTGAACGATTGGCGAGGGCTAATAATTCTTCCATTCCTTCTTCTAGCTTATCTACTTTGGCAGTTAAATCATCTACTTTTTGCCATAACTGGCCATATTTAACGGGGTCAATTTGAAAATCGGACATAACAAAACCATAATAAAAAGTTATTGGATATATTATATTGTCCGATATATTACAGAATGTATTTTATCACTTCTTCGGGTTTTAAAAACGCATCAGGGTTATATTCGGTAAAATCCCACCATAAAAACTGATTTTGAGCCAGATAACTGCGATCTTTTAATAAGTTAATGTTTTCTGGATGCCCATAGATTAATGGATCAGATACAGACCACAACACAACGCCAGGTTTACCGCAATCCCATGCTAAATGCTGAAAAAAACTATCACAACCAATCCATATCCGACACTCAGCAATTAGTTCACGCAATCTGGCGATTGGCAAATTCTTTAGAAACTGCTGGGTTATCTGTTCTTCGCCATCAACTCCGACTTGCACAACTTCCTCAGAAATTAATGATAGAAGCTCTTTCCAGTAAGGGTAATTTTTTGGATTAGTTTTACCATTCATTAATGGTTTGGCAAATGGGGCAATTAATATCATAGATATAGCTTCCTATAGGCATCCTCAAGGCTACCCTTCCAATTCCATTGCGCCATCTTTTTATAGATATTCCAGCGGTCTAAATCCCCAAATAACGCTTTAGCTTCGGCAATAGATCGACCTGGCACAATTTCAGGATAGCAAGTGAATACAACGGGATTAGGTATATCAGGAAGAACATGGCTAAAAACAATATGATCGCCAGCACCGCAGTTAAGGACAACAATGTTAGAAGCGGCAAACTGTACGATATTTCTAAAAATCTGTTCATCATGTGCATACATATCCTCTCTGGATTCGCTACGGATGCCGCCCCCAGCCTTTAAATGCCAAGTTGTTGCATGGGGAGCAACTAAAACTTTGTATCCTTTTTGATACAGTCCATAAGTAAATAGCGTTTCTTCCCGATGGGCTACACGGGATAAACCTAAGTTATAGTCATATACGCCAGCACGATATAAGAATGAGCAATGCAAATGCTCTACAAAATCTGATTTATTGATAATTCCCCATTGAATATTGGGTTCTTTATCAATGTCGGCAATTTTTCCTGTAGATTTTGATGTATCAAATATTGCTGGTAAAGTCAAAATTGACCCACCAACTGCGCCTATTGGATCGCCAACTTTAGACACTTCGCTTGCATAGGTATAAAGCTGTTCTAATACATTGGGTTCTGGAATAGCATCATCATCTACACGCCAAACCCATTTGTAGCCCATCTCATTCGCTTTTTGATGGATATGATGCTGACCTTTTTTCTCAGCAAATAACCATTCCCAAAATATCTTTTTTATATCTAATATTTGAAATATATGCTGGTATATAGGGTTTCCCCGCATATCTTCGGGATTGTCGTTATCGTCAAAAATAATCAGCTTATCAGGGGTTTTAGTCTGATTGGCTATAGCCATCAAAACCATTGGCAAAGTCGTTGTATAACGCCCTCTAGTAGCCACAGAACATAAAATTTCTTTCCTTTGTGCCGCTTTGTCCCATTTGGCAATCATTAGATTAAAACGATTGTGTTCATTAATGGGTTGCGGGTAACTTGTAATTTTCCCATGTTCCCCAATATAAGAAATATCAAAACCTTGAAAATGGCTTTCGTTGATTCCATGTAATTTGTGATGCTCACCCCAAAACCCTTTTGGTTCATTCCAGGGGCAAGTAATTAACAAAACTTTACAATGCTTTTGTAATAACTTTACAATTTCTAGCCCATTGTCCAAATGCTCAATGACTTCAAAAGCAATAATGGTGTCGTATTGTTCTAGCGGATAAGTGTTAATGTCGGCATTAACAAATTTGTTAATACCATCCCATCCTTGTGCTTTGGCATTTTCAATGATTTTAGGGTCATAATCTAACCCCGTATATTCAATATTTTTTGGCAAAAACTGTCGGCCATAGCCATTAGAGCAACCAATCTCTAATATCTTTTTGCCTAAAAGATTATCTTTAGCCCAAAAATAACGGGTGGATTCTCTAGGATAAACTTCGTCACCCTTTAAGAATACCGCCCGTTCATAGTTGTTCATCAACTCATTTACTTCATCTTGTTTTGTCATGTTTTTATATTATTTAATGCGGATAAACTGCATCGACTATCATGCCCGCTGTTAATCCTGTTCCGAATACAATGCTTGTGCCGCTAGTTACTGTTACATCAGTACCGTTACGCATTTTAACGCCATTCAAATACACCTCAATTTTGCCAGATGTATAACTTAATGATGTGCTAAATGTTGTTTGACTTGCGGTGGCGGTAAATGTGTCATAAGTTAATGCAATGCCATATCCGCTGTAGCCAGAATAACCGCTATAACCCGATACTCCTGATCCAGAATAACCTGAGTAACCAGAAATTCCAGAATAACCGCTATATCCACTAATTCCTGATCCAGAATAGCCGCTATAGCCGCTAATGCCTGATGCGCCATTAGTACCATTTGTTCCAGAACAACCAGATATTCCGCTAAAGCCAGAATAGCCTGATGCGCCATTAGTACCATTTGTTCCAGAATAACCAGATATTCCGCTAAAGCCAGAATAGCCTGATGTGCCAACTGCGCCTGAGTAACCGCTATATCCAGAATAACCGCTTACGCCAGAACCAGAATATCCGCTGTAACCAGAGTAGCCAGAAACACCACTACCGCTATAACCAGAGAATCCGCTAATTCCTGAGTAGCCGCTGTAACCGCTATAACCAGAAACGCCACTACCAGAATAACCAGAAATGCCGCTGTAGCCAGAATATCCAGATACACCTGATCCGCTATAGCCTGAGTAACCGCTATATCCACTTACACCACTACCCGAATATCCGCTAATGCCAGAATATCCAGAGAATCCGCTGATGCCAGAGTAACCACTTATTCCAGAATAACCTGATGCACCATTAATTCCGCTATACCCAGAAATACCAGAATAGCCAGAATATCCACTAATGCCGCTACCCGAATATCCAGAATATCCTGATACGCCAGAACCAGAGTAACCACTAATACCAGAATAGCCACTAAATCCAGAAATACCACTATAGCCTGATAATCCATTTTGCCCACTTATTCCTGAGTAGCCGCTATATCCCGATACTCCGCTACCAGAGTAACCGCTGATTCCAGAAAATCCAGAATATCCACTTGTGCCAGATTGTCCGACTGCGCCAGAATAACCTGATATACCGCTAAATCCTGAGTAGCCAGATACACCGCTACCAGAATAGCCTGAGAATCCACTAAAACCGCTTATACCGCTAAATCCAGACCAACCTGATACACCAGACCCAGAATATCCAGAAAACCCGCTATAACCGCTTACACCGCTTCCGCTAAAGCCAGATATACCTGAGTAACCAGAATAGCCCGAAATGCCTGAGAAACCGCTATAACCAGAAATACCAGAGTAACCCGAAAAACCAGAATAACCAGATGTGCCTGGTGGCCCTACAATTTCACCTACATTATTCCAAGTTGTGCCAGACCATACATAAAGATCGCCATTGGAAGAAACAATGTAAGCATCATTTGGAAGATTGCCTACGGCTGGTAAATCTGCTGGTGTTGCAACTGTGCCTTTAATGTTAATGGATGTACCTTGTTGGCCACTATATCCGCTAAATCCAGAATAACCAGAAACGCCTGACCCGCTGTAGCCACTTATGCCGCTATATCCAGAATAGCCTGATATACCACTAAACCCCGAATAACCGCTAATACCGCTGTAACCAGAATATCCAGAAACACCAGAGCCAGAATATCCACTAAAACCTGACCATCCAGAAGTGCCGCTAAATCCTGACCAGCCACTTACACCTGATCCACTAAAGCCAGATTGACCAGAAAATCCAGAATAGCCAGATATACCAGATTGACCTACTGCGCCACTATATCCAGAAATTCCAGAAAAACCGCTATACCCTGATATACCGCTACCAGAATAACCAGAATATCCGCTAATTCCAGAAAAACCAGAATAACCAGAATAACCCGAATATCCTGATTTACCAGAATAACCAAATCCAGATGCGCCACTATAGCCAGAATAGCCTGAGTACCCGCTTAAACCTTGTGGGCCAACTAATCCACGATCAATCTTGATAGTTTGATTAGGTGGAGTTGTAACTTTAACTGTCTGCCGTGCTTGTGGCACTACAGACACGGACACATTATTTTGATCCGTTACATTAACTTTTATACCCATGATTACTCCACCACTTTCTGATTAGCTCTTAATTTGTTTCTAAGGGCTAAATCTGGTCTTTTTCTGCCTTGCATGGGATTTGTACCGCCATTAGCATAAAATTTTTTCATAGAAATAGATTTTTTTAATCTAGTTTCTGCATTTTTTGATGGGTTTAAATCACCAGCAAGTTTTGGATTAGGTTTGCCAGTCTTACATTCCGATATTCTTCTTTTTGTTTGTTCGGATTTTGGCTTGCCTTTCATTCTTTCAGAAACTTTGGCTTTAAATTCATCACTTCTTTTTACGCCAGTTGCGCCACCTTCACCACCATCTGACATATTTGCTAATTGATAACCCATATCTTTAAAACAAGATATAAGTAATTTTTCATGGTCTAAGGCTTCTTGCTCTGTTTTCCAATGCGCCAAAATACAAACTTTATGACCATACTTATTTGCTATTCTTTTCCAGAATAGATTTCTATTATATGAATCATAGGCTCTTTTTTCATTGCCTTTACCAATATAGAAAATTTGGTTTGTGTCATTTCTAGTATGACAATAGGTTAAATATCCCATATCATTCGACCACAATGCCATCAGAGCGGATCAAAAACAACAAGAAGATAATGTAATCATTTGCGGGGTTTGATCCTGATGCGGGAAAACTAATCTTGATGCGACCAGAATAAGCTACGCAGTCTTGTGCGCCAATATCTAATTCTGGATCATCGGCCATTAGCCCCCAGGTTGAATCGTTAATAACTAAGGTAAATTTGCCTTGTGCGGCAACTTCATTTGTAATAGTAAGAGTTATGGGTGTTGGAGTTGGGCTGTAATCACCAATATCAAACGATAAGCCATATCTTGAATCTTGAAGATTTGTAACGGTTCTACGAATGATTTGTGCATCAATCGTGGCAGATGTTAAATCTAATGGGGTTACGCCATCAGATCCTACGATGTCTAAATTCCAATAAGTCTGTTGTTCCCAAACCAACTCCCCCGCTATACAAGGGTTATCAAAACCACTCACCTGAGTGATCGTATTTTGCGAAAACATTGCCATGATTAATCCAATTCTTGATATAGCCCCTATGCCCTCACAGGCGGCTTTAAATCATGTCTTATATTTTAATACTTTCCTTCTGCAAATACATTAACAAATACTGTGCCATCTTCTAATGCTTCAATTTCGTGCCATTCACCAGCAGGAAGATTTAGTGGTGTAGAATTTTTATTCATTGTGTAGCTACGACCTTCAAGACTAACTAAACAAGAGCCGCTATTACACATAGTTGCATGACTATAAATATGTTCATGCTTTGGCAAACCTTCGCCTTTATTTGCATGGTATATATTTAATTGTGCTCCATCATAAGTAAACTGATGAGCAGTTCCTATATGGGTAACCATTATGCAGTTGTAGTTCCATTGGTTATTGGTTGTGCTTTTGGAGGTGTAGGCTGTGGTTCATTAGTTGTTAATACAGAACCATCCCAAGTAAATCCAATAGCACCAGCACCTATTTGTTCTGTTAAAACAAAAGTAGATTTGTCAGCAGATAATTTCCAAACCATTGTTGGGGTTGTGTCTTGAATTAGCATTGTCGCATCTGCTGGAGGTGTCCAATCTTGTGTATTACCATCCCATACAACAATGTTTGTGACTACATTGTTTTCTACTACTAAATAGTTTTGAGTTGTCATTTTATTTTCCTATTACCATTCAAACACTACAACACCAGCAGCACCAGCCGCACCATTACTGCCACATCCAGAAACACCACCACCACCACCGCCACCGCCATAAGCCTTGCCTGAATTTCCATTTGCATTATTAGCACCCCATGTACCACCACCACCTAATATAGAATTTCCACCACTCCAACTGCCACCGCCCCCACCAACATTTATTGTTCCATTAGTTCCACTTCCGCCACCACCGCCAACCCCAGTAGAATTAGAACCACCGCCACCACCGCCACCACTACCAGTTAATGTTGTAATAGATTGTGTTCCTGAAGCAACAGTTGAACTTCCGCCACCACTACCATTATTACCATTTCCACCAGCAGAGCCACCGCCACCAATAGTTACTGCTAAAGTATTACCTGATGTTAAACCAGTTAAATAAGCAACAGCAGCACCGCCGCCCCCTCCACCTCCTCCTGGAGTGCTAGCACCCCCGCCACTACCCCCGCCGCCACCTACTACTGTAACTTTAAGTGCAGTAACTCCAGTAGGAATAGTAAATGTTCCGTTGGATGTAAAGGCTTGACCAAGAAGTCCAGGAAGCCCAGCCGAACCATTAGATGCGGCAGTAACTTTGCCTTGAGCATTAACAGTAATATTGGCGGCAGTATAAGAACCAGCGGAAACTCCAGATGAAGAATCACTAATAGTAATTGATGATCCCAATGCTACTGCACCACCACCAGTTAAACCCGTTCCAGCCGTAACGGTTACAGATGAATTTTGCAATCCAGAATTACTGGTTTGCCCAGATGTATTTAAGTTATTAGCAAAGTTAGCTAAATTAAGTGCTTGTGTCATACTGCCCCTGTTCTATTAAAGGTTTGTTGTACCAAAATATTCAAATTGCTTGTTGGCGTTTGTGCCAATGTATATGATGATCCACCAGCAACCGTATAATCTACTGTTTCCAATAATAATACTCCATTATTATATAGATTAAATGCTAATGGGTTGAATGTAAACGGATAAAGTGTTTGCCCAACAGTTGTATAAATATCCACATTTTGTGGCGTTCCATTTGGTACACCAAGATTATTATTTGTCCATTGGATAACTTCTAAATCACCAGAAACGGCATTTACAAAACTAATAGTTTGACCAGATATATTATAATCTTGAGCATTAATTACTGTACCGTTTAAAAACAACAATTCATTGCCGCTAACTAGGGTAAACCCTGATGCAGTATAAAAACCAACATTGCTTAAACTTGCAGAATTACGGCTAAAACTATTATAAGTGCCAGAACCGCCTACAGAAGCAAAAGAAATAATAGTAACAATATCATTTACAACTGCGCCTGTAGCCAAAGTTACTGTTCCCGTTGATCCATTAGTATCGGTATATTCAGACGGATTAAGTAAACATCCATTAATTAATACCCAACAGTTTCCAGATACATATTCTGTACCTCTAGTTACACTAAATACAGTTTGACCGCTAGACGCGGTAAATGCCGTCATTGTGTAATTAAAGGTATCTGGTGGCGCAAAACCTACTACACGGCCATAAATATCAATAGTAAGAGTTGCAACTGATGAAGTTTTAGTTGGTGGCCCACCAAAGTCTAAT